ACGACGGCGAGGACCTTCCGTTCGTTCGCATCTGGGATCACGGATTTCAGGGACCGGGTGGTTGGTACATCGAGAAGTCTCTCACGACTCTCGACCAGAAGGACCCCGTGTCGGAGTACAACAGCAAGCTCTGGAACGCCGGAGATCAGGACGGTGCGCGCAAGCAGAAGCGCCGACTGAGCTACTACTCCAACATCCTCGTCGTTGACGACCCGGCGAACCCGGAGAACAACGGCAAGGTCTTCATCTTCAAGTACGGGAAGAAGATCTTCGACAAGATTCAGAACGCAATCTCGCCGGAGTTCTCGACTGATGAAGCGTTCGATCCGTTCAACCTCTGGACGGGTGCGAACTTCAAGCTGCGTGCCAAGCAGGTCGCTGGCTACCGCAACTACGATTCGTCGGAGTTTGCTGCTCCTTCGGAGCTTGGTGCGGACGACGCAGAGCGTGAAGCGACGTGGAACCGAGAATACTCGCTCCAGTCTCTGATCGCACCGAACGAGTTCAAGACCTACGAGGAGCTTTCCGCTCGTCTCAATCAGGTTCTTGGTCTCGACCTCGCCGCTGCTGCTCCCACAGCAGCACCCGCTGCCGCTCCGGCTGCGGAAGCGCCGTCCTTCCCGACGGCGGAAGAGTCGGTTACGAGCACCGACGATGGTGATGACGACGGACTTGGTTTCTTCAACGACCTGTTGAACGACTAATCCTCAGTCACATCCTGACATGGACCCCCTCTCACTTCGGTGGGAGGGGGTTTCCTTTTTTGTGCTAAATAGTGTCATGGCATACAAGGGACGATGGACACCGACGAACCGAGATAAGTATGAAGGCGACCCCACAAAGATCGTCTTCCGTTCCCTATGGGAGCGCGCAGCTTTCAAATGGGTGGACAACAACCCTAAGATCCGATCTTGGAACAGCGAAGAGGTTGTCATCCCCTATGTCGGCATCGACGGACGCTACCATCGCTACTACATGGACCTGAAGCTGGTCTGGGAAGACGGATCGACTACACTGGTGGAGATCAAGCCAGCCAAACAGACGAAGCCACCAAAGAAACCGAAGAGACAGACCAAGAGATATCTCGCGGAGGTCAAGACCTTCGCTACGAACGCATCAAAGTGGGAAGCCGCAAAGGACTATGCTGAGAGTCGCGGTTGGAAATTCGAGATTTGGACCGAAAACCACCTCCGAAACCTCGGAATGAAGATCTACAAGTAGGACGACATGGCAGCAATCAAGTTCGCGAAGATCCTGAGTGACGCGCAGCGCGCTGGAGTGATGAAGAAGTCGCTCGCATCAGCGAATCGCTGGTTCTATGGGAAGACCCAACGCTTTCGGCGTAGCATTCGCATCCCCGATCAGGGGTTGGAGACCAACAACGACGCGAAAAACGCTCCGCGCATCCGTATGGAGATGGTCGGCAACCTCTACTTCTTCAGTTACATGCCGATGAACGCAAAAACCCTCCCATATTACGATATGTTCCCGCTCGTGATGCCGTTTGAGGCGCGAAATGACGGGATCGTGGGTATCAACTTCCACTATCTACCCCCGATTCACCGCGCCATCCTCATGGATCGCATTCTGGAGTCCTTTGAGAACGAAAATGACGACAAGCGGGTACTAAATCGCTTCAGATTTTCGTATGAAGTGCTAGAAGCGTTGGATTCCCGGTATAAATACTACAGACCTGCGATCAAGAGCTACAAATTCTCACAGATGCGCTCCAGAATGTTGATGCTGGACGAGGAAGAGTGGAAGACAGCGATTTTCCTCCCCGTTCATCGGTTCGTCGGAGCAAAACCGACGCAGGTTTGGAACGAAAGTCGGAAGAAGTACAACAAGGGGTAACGAATGCCTTTCAGCGTCGATGAGTTTAGAGCAGAGGTCAACCGGCAGGGTGGTCTGGCTAGGAATTCTAACTTCCGAATGCTAATGACCGGGAACGTACTCAAGTCTTCGAGTGCGCGTGCTCTCGCAATGCTGCTGAACAGCGCCCAGATCCCCGGTCGCTCTCTGGCGACCCAAGATATCATCACTCACGGTCCTATGGTCAAGCATCCATACCTGAGCATCTACGATGACCTGTCCGTGAACATCTACTGCACCAACAACAACCTATTCCCTCGCGATCTATTCGAGGAATGGCAGAACCTGATCGTGAATGGTGGAAACCATCGACTCAACTACTTCGATCAGTTCGTCTGTGACATGGAGATTGAGCAGTTCGATCAGGAAGGGAACGTCACCTTCGCATGTAAGTTCATCGACGCCTATCCCATTGCTGTTGCTCCGCTCGATCTAAACTGGGGCGGTAATGAGGTACACAATCTCAATGTCCAGTTCGCGTTCCGCCGCTGGCACATTCAACCACTTCCCCTGTCTCCATTCGGGAACAACCTAGAGATCAACGCTCTGTATCCCAACTTCGACGTGGGTGGTATCATTGACAACTTTGGACTTGGTGTGCTTAACCGCGCCGATGGTCAGTTCCTGTCCGGTGTGAAGCGGGCAGGACAGTTTTTGACTAACATTATTTGATGAGAGGATATTATGGCACTTCCGAAACTTGATCAACCGACATACACGATGACCGTTCCGAGCACCGGCAACGAGATCACATACCGACCCTTCGTCGTCAAGGAAGAGAAGATCCTGATGATGGCACAACAGGACGGTGATCCGAAGGCGGTTGCCCGCGCAACGAAGCAGGTGATTGGTAACTGTCTGGTGTCGGGTGATCTTGACGTGAACAAGCTCGCGAGCTTTGACATTGAGTACATCTTCCTTCAGCTTCGATCCCGCAGTGTTGGTGAGACCGTTGACCTCATTCTCCCGTGCGATGAGTGCGAAACCAAGATTGAGTTCCAGATCAACGTCAACGATGTTGTGGTTGAGAAGAAGGAAGGTATTGATCCGAACGTGAAGCTGACAGATGATGTTGGTATCGTTCTGCGATGGCCTGAGGTTGACGACGTAGCCGAGCTTGATCCGAAGATGGACGAGATCGATCAGGCATTCAAGCTGATCGCAATCTGCACTGACAGCATCTACGACGCAGAGAACGTTTACAGCAGCAAGGACGTTTCCCGCAAGGACATTGAAGAGTGGCTTGGGAATCTCTCACAGGATCAGTTCAGTGAGATCCGCGACTTCTTCGAGAACATGCCGAAGGTAACACTATCAACGAAGCTGACCTGTCCAAAGTGTCAGCACGAGACTGACATCAAACTGGAGGGGTTGCAGAGTTTTTTCAGCTAACTCTCGGACATAAGACGCTCGTGGACCATTACCGTATCGTCTTCGCACTCGCGCAGCATCACAAGTGGTCCGTGTCTGAGATAGAAGGGATGCTCCCCTACGAGCTTGAGATATACACCCTGATGCTTCAGGAGCATATCCGAGAGCTGGAAGAACAGCAACGACAATAAAGGACAAACGAATGGCGCTTCCCGCAATTGGAAAAGCTACAGCTAATCTCGCACGGACAATCTCTGCTCCGGCGGTTCAGCCTGTCAGTGGTGCTATCAGCACGCTTCGCAATCCTGCTGCTGCGATGGATCTTCCTCCCATCCTTTCGGCTGCTGGTGGTTTCGTTCAGGATGCGTCGAGTGGTCTGTTTCTTCCGAGAGGATTGTCGGGTGGTTCATCTGAAGAGAGCAAAGCAACGCAAACCAAGTTGCAGCACATCGACAACAACACAGAGAAGACGCAGGATGCTCTAGGTGACGGTCTCCCTGCGATGATTGCCATTCTATCTCGCATTGAAGCCAACACTCGCGGACCATCTGAAGAAGATCTGATGGAAGCTAAACGAAAGAAGGCTGCCCAGAAGAAGGAAGACAAGGACGGCGAGAAAGCAGAAAGGGATTCAAAGACAACTGCTAGTGGGACACTCTCAAGCATTATCGATACGATTGGAGATGTGGTCACGGGACGAGCACTCGGTAGATTGGCTACTGCCGGTCTCGCTGGAGGCGCTGGAGCACTGGGGAAGAAGCCCAAGGCAACCACAGCAAAGGGCAAGGTAAAGACACCAAAGGTCGCAGGCGCACGCAGGGCTGCAATGAAGGGAATGGGTAAGACTCTGCTCAAGGGTGCAGGTAAAGTAGCGGGTCCACTTGCTGTCATTACTGGTGCCGCCTTGTCAATAGAAGCTGGACTCCGAGAGGGGTTGCGCGACGATAAACCCGACCGAAGTGCGCTACGCACGGTCTTTGATGTCAAGGATCGCATTGGTGCTGCGTTGATCAGCTCACTCTCCCTCGGGTTGGTCGAAGAGGAAGATGCGTTCAACTTCATGCAGGTTGCTACGGACTTCCTGTTCAACTTCGGTAACTCTGTGATCAAGTTCTTCAAGGAAACCGACTGGGGCGAGCTGTGGACCAAGGTCAAAACCAAAGCTACTGAGATGCTGACAAGTGTGGCAACGAGTGTGATGGGATCGATGACAGAGTTCTTCACCGGAGAGGACAGCGGTTTCCGAATGCTGTTCGATAAGGTTGCTCCTGTTGTGAAGTCACTGTTTGAAGATTCTATGTTTTATATTCAGCAGGGAATAGCTCTTGCGGTGAACGGTTTGGTAGCGATTAAATCGTCGATCATGAAGTTCATCTTCCTAAAGATCGCAGGGTTCGGTAAAATGATTGAGAATCTGGGAGTAGAAATGGGATTCCTCGGTGGACCCGTTGTGTCACTCGGTCGAAGCATCTCTGAGTTTGGTAATGAACGAGCAGGACGATTTCACGATAAGCTACAAATAGCTGAGGGCAAGTCGGAACAGATTCGAGCACTAAAGCCACCGTCTGAGCGTGAGTCATCTGCGGGAGCGCAAGGAGTCAGCGTGGTTGACGCCAGCAGCACCTCCATATCCACCACACAAATGTCAGGCGCCAAGCCACCCGTCACCCCCGAACCAGCAGCATTCGGAGAATAACCAATGTCCACGTCCAAAGATGACAACAACACATCAAGTGAAGATCTCAAGGGTAAGATCGGCGACGGTGTTACTAGCTCCAAGAAGAAGGCTAAAGCGGTCCTCGACGATATTGTAGAGAGTGGTAGCCCGATTGGTTCTCTGTATGCCGACAAGTACAAGAACCAGTACCTCCAGTTTCCGAAGAACATCGAAAGCGCCGAAGAGAACACATGGATTCGCTTTGATGTCCAAGAGCTATCTGGGTTCAAGATCAAGAAGCAACCATCTCGCACGCTGGTCGGAGATGTTGGTGGTGAATCGTTCATCGGTGATCTTGTAGCCAGTGGTGTTGAGAAGGCATCTGCTCTCGCTCGCACCGCAATCCAAGCGCCGATCAACATCGCAAAGGGTGTCACGAACGAGTTCCTGAGTGACCTCCCACCGGGACTATCTGACATCGGTCGAAAGTTTCTTGACCCAGACGGACAACTAACTGAGTCGTTGGGTTCCATTGTACTCTATGCTCCAGCCTCCCAGCAGATCAGCACAAACTTCCAATGGGCAAACCAACCCGCGAGTGTTGGTGGTGCCGGGATGCAGGCATTCGCCGAGGGTCAAGGAATCAAGAACAACGAGACCATCAAGGGTCTGGTTAACAGCTTCGGTAGAGTTGCTATTGGACAGGCTGGCGCCTCCGCTGGTACTGCTCTGGGTGCTGGTAGTGCTGCCGGACAAGAGACACTTCTCCGTGGTCTCGGTGTTGCATACAACAATCACCTGACCGCATTCTTTCAGGGTGTCAGCTTCCGATCCGTGCAGTTTCAGTTCATTCTTGCTCCTCGTAATCCGAGCGAAGCGCGCGAGATTCAGCAGATCGTTCGGTTGTTCAAGTATGCAGCAGCACCCGCAATGGTTGACGGTGAGTATGGTCCGTTCTTCGCATACCCGAATGTGTTCGACATCCAGCTCCACAACGAGGATGAGACGCAGAAGTATTTGCAGTCCGCACTCACCGACATCGCAGTGGACTACTCACCTGCCGGTCAGAACACGACGTTCTATGACAAGTTCCCGGCAGCAGTTAGCTTGACACTGAGCTTCACAGAGCTGGCAATCATCAACAAGGATAGAGTGGACGAAGGATACTAACGATGCCAAAGAACTACTTCGAAACACTACCGACGATTCAGTATGACATGGACCGCACAGGTCAGGTCAAGCTAGCTTCGAACATCCTTACGCGGATTCGTCGTCGATCGAACCTGACCCTATCTGGTGGTATCTTCTACAACTACCCGATGCAGGAGGGTGATACACCAGAGGTCATCGCGGACAAGTATTACGGAAGCTCGCAGTATCATTGGGTGGTGATGCTCATCAACGATGCGTACAACAGCACCTATGACTTTCCGCTATCTACTGGTAACTTCGATCGCTACATCGTAGACAAGTATGGGTCACAAGCACGCGCACAGGGCGTCACGAAGGTTCTTTCTGACGCGAACACATACAGCACTGCGAGCGTGTTCTCTGAGTCGCACGACTATCTACAGGATTCGAGCAACAACAGCCTGATCACGAGCGGAACGATCCCAGCAGGGAACACCACGTCGATCAAGCTATCCGCTTCGTCTGACCCATTCTCAACTCTCGCTGTCGGTGATGTGGTTGAGCTTTTCGTCCCATCTACCTGGCACAACGCTGCGGCAGCGGAATCGTCCAAGCTCGGATACACACAACCAGCCGAGATTGTTTCCAAGTCTAGGCGCAGCGACGGAACCTATGTCATCACGACCAACATGGACTCCACACGCTATCCTGCGTTCGACTGGCAGCAGGATGGGTTCCTTCGTCAAGTGTCTGGAACGACAAGCGAGGAGCAACCACCGGGATCAGCAAACCAGACACACATCTTTTTGGACACCGGAACAAAAACCGAATCGTATGCGACGAATGGGTTCATCACGTTTACTTCTGCCACCAGTGCCGGCGAACCTGCTGATCTGATCGGTAACAACTTCCCGATCCAATCATACAACGACGGATACAAGGTAGTGGTTCTCGGTGAGGACTACAAGCTGCCAGAGAATTTCCAAGAGGGGTGGAACTACACGATCACCTATGGTGGATACCACCTAACCAGTGGTGACATTCGCGTTGAGGGTGAGGACATCACTCTTCGCAGCGCGGTCCACCACTTCGAGATGGATGTGTATGCCGATGACGGAGAGACGCTACTCCTAGAAGATCACCGCATCACGAAGAACGAGTATGTCGATCCAGCGATCGGTGTCGCTGCTAACAAGCGCATCGTCAGCAACTACGACTTTGAGGTTGAGGATGACAACGACAAGCGTAACATCATCCTTCTCAAGAAGGAGCTGCTCAACTCGTTCGTCACTGAGTTCCGTTATCTGCTGAAGGAAGACTGATGCCAGAGTCTGTGCGAAACAACTATCAGGATACTCTGAAGAATCCGGGTGACGTTCAGGTTGCCTCTGTGAAGCTGTATTCGTCGGACGCAGCGGACCCCTACGATCTAACGAACATCTGGGAGAACATCTCAATCTTCGAAGACATGAGCAAGTCGTACATCTTCGGTCAGATCACCATCTCAGATAGCCAAAACCTCACTCAAGAGATTCCGATCCTGAACAACGATCGCATCGAGATTCGATACAAGACTGCCAGCGCGTTCGACTTTGAAGAGCGGGTCGGTTACATCATCGACATTCCGACTCGCACAGGAACGGCGGCTGGTGATGGAACCGAGATGCTCGTTCTGGACTTCATCTCACCCGAGTTCGTCCGGTCGAAGTCTGTGAAGGTTCGCAAGTCGTATCGCGAGACGCTGATCAGCGATATGGTCAAGGACATCTACACGCAGTATCTTCAGCCTGCTACGGGTAAGACATTCACTGTCGCAGAGACACTGACACCCGACTCCAAGGTCGTACCGAATATGTCACCGATCGCATCTATCGGATGGCTAACCAAGTGGGCGCAGTCTCCTGCATATCGCGAGAGCGCGAGTTTCCAGTTCTTTGAGAACCGAACCGGCTACTTCTTCACCCCACTTGAGGGTCTGATCGATCAACAGACGAACCCAACAGCCGCAGAGTACAATGTCAGTCTCTCCAACACACAAGAAGTCCGTGAATCTGGTGCTGCGTCATTCGTCATCATGGATTCGTATGAACCGAAGCTGGGTAACCACCTGTCTCATATTGAGAAGGGTGTCTTCGCGTCCACGATCGTCTATCGTGATCCCCTTCTTCGGCGAACATACAAGGACACCTACAACTACTACGACGATCAAAGCAAGCGCATCAAGCTGAACGACTCTGCGATCCATAACGATCAGCGTCTCGGTGTTCTTGCCGACTCGAAGTATGTCATTGCACCACAGCACAGCAACGCATTCCCCGGTAACATCTCTGCATCTCGCAGCAAGGACACCTCTCTGATTCGCCAGAGCAAGCTCAACAGCTTCGATAGCATGTCAATGAAGATCAGCGTTCCCGGTGACTCCGAGCGGACAATCGGTGAGGTGGTCTTCCTGAACATTCCGTCAATTGGTCTGTCCACCTATGAAGAGAACCGTGGAGAGCGAGATAAATACCTATCAGGACGCTACCTGATCCACAGCCTCCGACACGAGATCGTTCGTAAGGAGTCTGGACAACCATCATTCCGCACGCATATGCGCGTGGTCAAAGACTCACTACTTGAACGACTGCCGGCTAATCGAGTGCTCGATAAGACGACGATTCCGACGTAAGGAGAAACACAATGCTGACTTTCGGCGAACACCAACAGCTAGACGAGAAGGCGATTCTCTTCCAGCAAGGCAAGAACTACGGGCAGGTCGTATTCCTGGCTGGTGGTGCTGCGTCTGGAAAGGGATTCGCTTTGGAAAACTTCATGCAGCCTGAGAAGTTCAAGGTGCGTGACGTTGATGAGTGGAAGAAGGCTCTGATGAAGCTCGACAAGATCGCAGCGGAGACAGACAAGAAGTACAAGCAGAAGGGTATTGACACCAAGGCTAAGTTCGGTGTTCGTGCTTCCGAGTTGAACCTGAAGAATGAAGAGGATGTGTTCCGTCTTCACGATATGGTCGATCAGCTTGGATGGAAGGAGAAGACACTGGATCTTATTCTCGGTGGAGCAACGAACCCGGATCGTCTCCCGAACATCCTCTTCGACATCACGATGAAGAACATGGGTCAGGTCAAGAAGAACCTCCCAATGCTGCTCGCTCTCGGCTACAAGCCAGAGAACATCCACCTCGTCTGGATTCTCACCAACTTCAGTGTCGCGCTCGACCGCAACCGAACCCGACCACGAAAGGTGCCAGAGTATATCGTCAAGCAGACCCATACGGGTGCTGCTACTACGATGATGGATATCGTCAAGGGCAACATTCCGCGTGGAATGAACGGACGCATCACCGTCGTGCTGAACAACAACGAAGAGACCGTGTTCTAT